CCTTCGTGACAATGTATCTGAGTTGCCGGGATCGCTCAAAGTCTTTCCGTATGCAGAAGCTCCGCTAAATGATCTTGTAGATCCAAACATTAACAAGGTTACGTTATGTTGGGGATCTCAGTCTAGTAAGACCACCACTATGTATGCCGGTATTGCCTATCTGCTTAGTGAGTTTCCGAAAGATACGCTTTGGATAATGCCGAGTGCCGAGAACGCCCGGAACTTCTCAAAGGGCAGATGGTTACCATTCATAGATGACTGCGCTCCACTAAAATCCCAATGCCCTCTAAGTGCCGCATCTGGGCGTGTGGACACAGATAAGATTACGAATATGCGTCAAGAGTTCTTATCCTGCACGCTAACATTCGCAGGAGCAGGATCTGAGAATAATGTGAAGTCTGCACCAGTAGCCTACTTGGTTCTAGATGAAATTGATGAAATTGATCCAGACATAAGACTGGCTGCTTTAGAACGGATTAAGGGTCGCAGAGAATATAAGATAATCCAGACAAGCACGCCCAAAGAAGAAACCGGTGGCATCTGGGAGGAGTATTTGTATGGCGATCAGCGAAAGTATTTTATGCCCTGCCCACATTGTGGGGATTATATTGAGTTTGCCTGGAGACAAAAAGATAAGTCCGGCAACCTGCGTTACTCGATAGCCTTTGATGAAGATGCCAAGTTAGAAGATGGCAGTTACGACTTCCACAAGATTCATTCTTCCGCTAGGTATCTTTGCCCGTGTTGTGATGGGGAGATCCTCGATGCCCACAAGCCCAGTATGGTAAAAAATGGAGAGTGGAGATCTACAAACTTAAATGCACCGGTCGAACATAGGAGCTATCATCTAAGCTCTCTATATGCACCTGCTATTACCTTTTCCTCTCTTATGGTAAACTGGCTGCAGGTAAGCTCCTCTCCACATGGACTGAGAAAATTTATACAAGGTAACTTGGCAGAGCCTTGGAGAGAAGACTGGATAAACCAAGACCAAGCAGATGCTAACGAATTAGAATTAGACTATGAGCGTGGAGAGTTGCGTGGAGAGTTCCGGGTTATGGGCGTAGATACCCAGACCGATTCTTTCTGGTTTATAGTCCGGGGCTTTGACCGGGATGGCACAAGCTATCTAATAGATTATGGCCAAGTTGCGTCTTTCTCTGAATTAGATATAGCCTTTGACCAACATAAATGCCACGCAGCCATCATTGACTGTGCCGGAGATAGAACATCTGAGGTCTATGAGGAGGTGTATCGTAGGCGGTCAAAGTGGTTTGGATCTAGGGGATGGGCGAACCTGCAAGGCGAGCAGCCATACCGGTTGCAGATGAAAGACCCTTTTACCGGAGATACCAAAGGCCGAGCCGGAAAGTCAAAGATCCGGTATCTTCATGTGAATAAAAAGATCTATGAAGAGGACATGGATCGCTTACGCACCAGACAGATGTCTGGGTTCTACACCTTCACAGATACTCCCAAAGTCTATTATGACCAATTATTCTCTACCTATTGGACTAAACAGACCGATAAGAGTGGTCACATAAAAGTCGTGAAGAAACTCAAGAGAAGTAAGGGAGACCACTTATGGGACTGCGAGATTCTAGCTAGGGCGTTATCTAAGTTTATCGGCATTGCTCGCATTGATAGAGATATAGCAGTAGCAGAAGCAGAAGAGCAGAGACCACGCAAAAACCCTGCAAGGAGGGCTAGAACCGGTGCTAGTTTCTGGGCATAAAAAAAGCCTCTCCGAAGAGAGGCTTGGTAGAGGCTTTTAATCCAACTTCATTGGATACTTGCATCTATCCTCATAAGACGGAAGCGTATACTCCCAACCTAATCCTTGGTCATATCCACCGCAGTATTCATCTATATTATCATATGTGTGATAAGAAGATTCAAAACTGCCATCTGTAATGTTAATGATGTGACCATTACTGAGGTGTAGCAATAAGTGCCAACATCCACCGCCAGAGTATACGGATTGTATATCTTTAATGTGGTCTCTGTAGTATTCAACTTGTGCATCTACTACTGCCCTATCTCTGCCGGATATATTCATTAAAGAGATTTCGATGTCTATTTTTGTTTTGATGTCGTGTTCCATAATTAAGCCCCATACATGGGTGGTTCATAATCGTAGTTAGGAGTATCAGAAGATTCCGGCATATGAATACCGGCTAACTTCTTATGTGCTGATAGCAGGTCTGCATCACGATTTATTTGGATGGCACAACCGGTAATCTGTAAGAGTTCAAAGACTTCTTCGGTGGTTAGTGTTATTGCGTGCATCTGACTTGTATTATTTCTTGGTTAGGATTGGGTTTAATCTCTTCAACCTTGATGGTTCTTTTGCTTCTGTGTTGTGAACCTACCCATTCGTCGAAGTCTTTCTCGTATTGAGCTAGAGCGTCTTCTTTGTTCTCAGCATCATACCAGTCTTTATATGTGCTACCATGCCAAGTAGTGGTTATTCTGTATTCTTTGAGTTTAGTTTTCATAGTGTTTTTAGTATTTTAGGTCATCGGAAGATCTCCGATAAGAAAGATACAAGAGGCCCAAGCTCTAGAGGTCAATACTTTTTCGCACAAATAATTCACATTTTTTAACAAAATAGTATTGACTGCAGCATTTCTAGTCTCTCATATTGTGCCTATCGGAACTCTCCGATGACCTAAATACTAAAACACCAATTAAAAATATGACTAGTAAAGAATATTATTCTGACCCAAAATCATTTGCTTATAACCTAGGAGTTATCGGCATTTCTTATCAGGATGGCGAGATCCACCTAAACCTACGTGGTGGCGAATATGTCCATTCAAAAATACCACCGCATCTAACCTCTGAGGAATACTTACAAGTATTGCTCAATAAGTTACATACTAGAGAACTCTAATCTTTTACGCAGTTTGCGGTCTGCCATAAAACCGCACTTAACCTAAATACTAAAATAAATAAAATACACATCGATATGAAACTATCACTAAAGAAAGTAAAATACGCAGAACACGCATCTCAAGAAACTAGCAACTTTGTTGCTGAGTTATATGTAGATGGTAAGCCCTTCGCAATCGTAGGTAACGATGGCATCGGAGGATGTGACTACCACCATAGGCATGAAAAGTATGGTCGCAGTCCTAGTGAGTGGCACGAAGAATTAGAAAACCTATTCAAGTGGCATAAGGAGAATACTACCTATGAGACTAAGTATGACCCAAGGGGTTATAGTGAAGGCAGTCTAGATATAACAGTTGGAGAGTTGCTAGATGATTATCTGACTACTAAGAGAGTAAAGAGCCTTATGTCTCGCTCTATGATTGTCTTTGAGAAGGATGACATAAAAGGTGGATACTATAAGTATGGTAAAAAGAAGTATGGCATTACCAAAGATACCATAGAGTCGTTCAAAAACACATTGAGTAAGCATTTTCCAGATAACTGGATATGCCTCAATTATATGCCTTTAGAAGAGGCAGTAGCCTTCTACAAGGCTAATTAGCTAATTTAGCCTTTGAAAGCCCGTGAGGGCTATCGTGGCGTAATAGTAACTAGGTCAGCCCCTTCCGACTAATACAGTTGGGAGGGGCTTTTTCGTGCATATTGACATCTGCCGAATAGCGATGGCATCTACTACTACTACTGCTCAACTTATTGCAATCCGTGATAAGCTATTAACTGCTATAAACAAACTAGCAGAAGATGGGATTACCTCTTATAGCATAGGAGACCAGACCTTTTCTCTAGCAGATGTGGGAGACCTTATATCCCAAGTAGAGAAACTAGACAAACTAATTGCTCTAAAGGACAGAACCCTAGGTGGTCGTGGGCGTAATAGGATTACTCTGCAGAACTTTAATGGCTAAGAAAAATAAAAAACCCAGTCGTATAGGCTTTGCCTTCAGTCAATTTAAGAAGGCATTTAGAGGCTATGATGCAGTAACTAATACTAGATACCGGGCTAGAAGGGGCAACAGTCCCATACGCTCCGAGGAAGTAGAGCTAAGTAACTATGACCGGAATAATCTTATTTCTACCTGCTTAGAGTTCCGTAGGAACAATCCGGTTGTGGCCTCATTATCTAGGTTGAGAAAATCGGACATAGTTGGCAGAGGTATAATACCGCAGCCATCTACTGGGGATGATGATACTGACTCTAGGATCTTAGAGGCTTGGAACAAATTCTCTGAGATGCCAGAGGTCACTTGCATGTTAGATATGCGAGAGATGCAACAACAGATGATAGACTCGCTACTCTACTATGGAGACTGTGGGTTAATTGTCGGCAACGAGCAGGTTCAGTTTATTGATGGATCACGGATTGGTAATCCGTCTGGTCAATACACTTCGGACGAAGAATCTACATACCAAAACGGAGTGGAGATAAATGATATGGGCAAACCAATATCATATGTAGTAGGCAATCGAGTAGCCGGAACTCTAAGGGACACCAGGCTAATCCCGGCTAGAGACTTCATACCATTTTTAAAACGCATAAGGCCCAATCAATATCGAGGCATACCAGAGCTTGCCCCAATCGTAAATACTCTGCAGGACTGCGACAA